ATATACCACAAGTGCGCCACAGTCTATCAATGTTCTGGTAATGATGTGTGGGTTGGCGATAGGCAAATCAGAACCAGTAATTGGAAACTGCCAAATATTGCAAAGCAATTCTTAATAAATGTTCTATATGAAAGCGGTTTCGCTGATCGTACAGGTAATCATATAGAAGAACGTCCCGGCATGGTAAACTTTAGTATCCTAGGCCGTGGTGCCACAAAAACGCAAAGGCATGATTATGTGCTATGGGATAAGAAGATTAATGAGCGTAGCAAGATTGCCACGTCTTTTAATATAATGTTTCCTACTCTACAGGCTTCAGTTGCAGGCGAGACAGGTATTGACATATCACCCAAGGGTAGCGACAAGTCTCAGATCATAGAGGATTTTTATCCAAATGATGGTGATATATACTTCTTTGGTGACAAATGCTCTATTGGCGGAAACGATCATTCAATCGCATTGGCACTAGATGAAAGATGTGGTATAGTGCATCATGTAAAGGATTGGAATGAGACATGGAAAATTCTAAAAGAAATATAGGGTTTACTTGTAGTACATTCGATTTGCTGCATGCGGGTCATATTGCAATGTTAAGAGAAGCCAAGGATCAGTGCGACTACTTAATATGTGGCTTGCAGTGTGATCCATCTGTTGATCGCAATGAAAAGAATAAACCTGTGCAGACACTTGTTGAACGCTGGTTTCAGCTGCAGGGTGTTAAGTATGTGGATGAAATTATTCCATATGAAACAGAAAAAGATTTAGAAGACCTCTTGCAAATGTTGAATATTTCTGTTAGAATAATGGGGGATGAGTACAAAGATAAGGACTTTACGGGCAAAGATATTTGCAGACAACGTGGTATCCAATTGTATTTCAACTCAAGAGATCATAGATTTTCTACTAGCGATTTGCGTGGTAGAGTTTATGGAATAGAACTTAAAAAGGACATGTTAAATGAATGACGAACCAGATCTACAACCTGTCGTAAAGCGGCGAGAGCAACGCTTTAAGCTAGGTATTATTGGTCATGGCTTTGTGGGTAAGGCTATTGATTATATTTTCTCTACACCAACTGTCGATAAGTTTGTAGTAGATCCAAAGTACACAAATAATACTGTTGCGGATCTATGCGAATGGGAACCAAACATTGTATTTGTGTGCGCTCCTACGCCAAGTAAAGATGATGGCTCCATCGACTCATCTATCATTGACGAAGCTATTATGAAACTTGTCAATCAGACAGATGCTTTTATTGTTATCAAGTCAACACTCACCCCTGATGTTGTTGATCGCCTTAGTCGCATTGATGGTCGGATTGTATATGAGCCTGAGTTCTTGACAGAAGCTAATGCAAAAATGGATATGCTTGAAGCTAGATTCCGTGTGGTTGGTGTTCAACAACAAGAAGCAGCGCAGCACCTTGAAGGCATCTACAATCACTTCAGTATCGCTAATCCAGCTCAGATGATTACCATGTCTGCTGTTGAGGCATCTTTCTTTAAGTATGCGGTGAATAACTACCTTGCCATGAAGGTTACTTTCATGAATCAACTGAAATCCGTTATGGATGATTTTGGTGGCAGTTATAATCAGCTGTCTCGTGCTTTGATGGTAGATCCACGTGTCGGGCATTCTCATATGAAGATTCCCGGCCCTGATGGTAAAGAAGGCTTTGGTGGGGCTTGTTTCCCGAAAGACCTATCTGCGTTCATTAGTTTTGTTGAGAGAAAGACAGACGCAGATCCAGCACTATTGAAAAGTGTTAAAACAATTAATGATGAAATTCGCAATCAATACGAATTAAGTGATCGGGAGAAAGATCAAAATGTCAATTATGGACAAACTAAAGAAGAACAGCAAGATAAAGACCTCGGAGACACTGACTGAATCTACACTGTTTAGTGAAAAGGATATGACTCCAACTGATGTGCCAATGGTAAATGTGGCACTATCAGGTTCTGTTGACGGGGGAATTGCTCCCGGTCTCACAGTATTGGCTGGTCCTTCTAAGCACTTTAAGACTTCCTTTGCTCTGCTAATGGCCGCTGCGTATCTAAAGGCACGTCCAAATGCAGTTGTATTATTTTATGACTCAGAATTTGGCTCACCTAAATCATACTTTGAGCAGTTTGACGTTGATCCTGATCGTGTGCTACATACGCCTATCACTAATGTCGAGGAACTTAAATTTGATCTGATTGCCCAGTTGGACACATTGGATCGTGCAGATGAAGTTGTGATTGTTATTGACTCAATTGGTAACTTGGCTTCTAAGAAAGAACTCGAAGACGCCAAGGATGAAAAGTCTGTTGCCGATATGTCAAGAGCCAAGGCACTCAAAGGTTTGTTCCGTATGGTCACGCCATATCTTACTATGAAGAACATTCCCTTGATTGCTATCAATCATACATATAAAGAAATTGGGTTGTTTCCTAAAGATATTGTCGGTGGTGGTACTGGTATCACCTATTCGGCAGACAACATTTGGATCTTGGGCCGTCAGCAGGACAAGAAAGGCACAGAGATTCAAGGTTATCATTTTGTAATCAATGTGGAGAAATCTCGTTATGTTAAAGAAAAGTCTAAGATTCCCATTACAGTATCTTGGGATGGTGGTGTCCGTAAGTATTCTGGCTTGCTCGATTGTGCTCTTGCTGGTGGTTATGTCACTAAGCCTTCCAATGGCTGGTATGCTGTGGTTGATCAAGAAACTGGAGAGGTTGGACCTAAAGTACGGCATGATGTCACTAATGATAAATCATTCTGGGATCCAGTCTTTGCTGAAACAGATTTTAAAGATTTCTTGATGAGGCAATATAAAATTGGTTATAGATCTGTGGTAGATATGGATGAGATTATCGATGCGGGAGAATGAAGACTATGAATTAACCCCAACCGAAAACGACTATTGGAACATTCGAATCCTTACAGGAGATTATATCGAAACCGTTTTCAATTTTGGTACAATCACGGTTGGGGAAGAATCTTTAAATTATAGTGCTACTGTAAGAGAGCATCAACAAGGAGATGATTGGGTCGCTGATGAAGATCTTGAGTGGCATAACACAACCGGAGCAATTCTATACGATATTTTAGAAAGGAGTTTGGATAAAGATGAAGGTACTGATAATGGGGCTACCGGGTAGCGGTAAAAGCACACTGGCAAAACCATTTGCCGATCTGATTGGTGGTATTCATATCAACGCAGATGAAACCCGCAGGCGTTACGATGATTGGGACTTCTCTTTAGAAGGAAGGATGCGGCAGGCAAACCGAATGCGGCATCTTTCTGACGGGGTTGTGATGGCAGGCAAAGTCGCAGTAGCCGATTTTGTCTGTCCAACTGAAGATGCTCGAAAATCTTTTGATCCTGACTTTACAGTGTGGATGGATACTATTCGTGAGGGGAGGTTTGAAGATACTAATAAGATCTTTGAAGCCCCCCCAAGTTGTGATTATCATGTCTCTAAGTGGTTTACGGACACGCACGAACAACTTGTAGAAGTTCTAAAGAGTTATATGGAGAAAAATCAAAATGTTTGATTATAAGAAGCCCACCACTCAAATGCTAGGCCGATGGCAACCATGGCATGACGGGCACACTGAGTTGTTTAAGAAAGCATTAGCCGAGACAGGACAAGTGTGTATTATGATTCGAGATGTTGGTGGGATTATCGGGGATGACGCTGGGGGTGGCCGTACAGCCGCTCAAACTGATAATCCTTTTGACCTACCGACTGCTATGGATAATATCATTGAAGGGCTGTCTAAGGCGGGATTTACTAATAATGTAGAATATATTATTATGCGAGTTCCCAATATTGTGGATATCAGTTATGGTCGTGGTGTTGGCTATACATTCACTCAGCATGACTTAGGTAAAGATATCCATGATATTTCTGCAACCAAAATTCGAAAGAAAATGAGGGAAGATGGAACACTCTAAAGACGTTTGGGGAAGCTGGAAATACCGTGGTGACAAACCAATTGTAGGTATTAATGGTCAGGCATTTCATAACTTTGATATTGATGTTGACATGGGCCGGATCGACGAAGAAGTTTGTCGTGCATTGGCTACAAGCAATCTGGACTTCATTCCTAATGTATATGGAGAAAAGCCACCTGATATTGAAGAGGAAAAAGAAAGGCCCCCATTTGAGGACCCATCCTTACCCAAACAGGATGGTTTGAACTCACAACAGTCTAGGAAATATCGTATATTCAAAAGAAAGATCGATATTCCTTGGACTTTTGCGATACCTCTAAAGCCAAATAGATTTTCCACAAGAGACCTTGATGTTGGTCCTTGGTCCAGTGTTGCAGATAAGACCCCATATACGAAACATATAATTGAAAATAAAATGCCTTTCTCTCAAATAGGTAGAGTCATGATATATGGATCTTGGGCAGGGTCTTCTGTTCCATGCCACATTGATGAGCCAGAGGGAGATTATAAACTTCATATTAATTTCAACCCGGGACACTATAGACCAGTTTATGTTTGGGACCCTATTAATAAAAAGAAAATATATAAACCTAAAGATTATATCTTTTACACATTTAATATATTGGATTACCATGGGGTTGACCCTGTTCCACATTTTAGCTATACTATTAGAGTCGATGGAAAACACTTAGATGATTGGTAGGCCATGAGTAATATTGAACAAACTATATTGAAGAACTTACTAACAGAGGAGCCTTACATGCGTAAGGTTCTTCCATTTATAAAGCCTGAATATTTTCAAGGTGTTTACAATATTCTATTTAAAGAGATCGCACAGTTCGTAGGAAAGTATAACAAGCTACCGACACACGATGCCTTTAAGATTGAACTAGATCAGAACGAAAGATTGGGCAGCGATCAATATCATGCGGCTATGGAAATACTGCCTAATATATTTACACCTGAA